CACACGGTCGGGCAGGCGAAGTACCTTGAGAAGCCCTTAAACGATGCGGCGAGGGGTTTTGCTGAAAGGCTTGCAGCGGAAGTGAGGCGGAGGTCTTAAATGATGGAGGTGTCCTGATGCAGTTCAATCCTGCGGTGCAGATAGCCGAGCTGGTTCATTCGCTGGGCATCGCGGAGCTGGGGAAGAGCCTTTGGGTGGGGCTTGTGCGCCCTGTGAGCAGCACCGTTCCGGCTGAAGCGGTGTTTGTGATGGGTACAGATGGGCTTCCTCCTGACCGCTTCTTTGCCCAGCAGGATGAAGTGAGGCATCCGACGATCATGATTAGGATACGCTCCCCTGACTACAACTCAGGGTATGAGCTCGCAAGGAAGGTCTACGATGCCGTGCAGAGCTCACGGCCTCCGGGGATAAAAGATGTGTCCTGCAGGCAGTCTGAACCGATCTATCTTGGGCAGGACAACAACGCCCATCACGGATGGTCGCTAAACTTCGATCTGTTTTACCAGGAGTGATGCCTGTGCAGGACGTTAAGCAGATTGAGGACGTTATTTCGGTGCTCAAAAAGCTTCAGAGGGAGACTAGGCAGTCTATAAAGGCTTTGAGGGAGTATCAAGAGCTTAAGAAAGGGGAGAGAAAGAATGGCATATCCGGGCAAGCACGCCGGGGTGTTCATAGACAACAATCTCGTGGCGGAAATCAATGATGCGACTTTCACCATCAACGGCGAGATTGTAGATATTAGCTCCTTTGACAGCGGGGGCTGGCGCGAGAGGCTTTTAAACCTCCGTGATGCGACGATCTCCATCTCCGGCTTCTATGCCGATGGGGATACAGACGGCCAGGTGGCTCTTCGGACGGCCATCTTAACGCAGGCTCTTGTCGAGGACGTTAAAGTGCTCGCAGATGTCAACGTGGCCACTTCTGGCTTCATCTGCGATGCCTATGTCGAGACGTTTGAAATCAATGCGGCGGTCGAGGGAGCCGTAACGGTCTCAATTACCCTCCAATCCAGCGGCCCAATCGCGGTGTCGAGCTGATGATCTTCGGGCCCATGAAAGGGGGGATAGCGCATGGCAAAACCCGGCAAGCACGCGCGGGTGATGATCATGTCTACGACCAGCACGCCGTTCACCGATGAGGCCACTACCCCTGATGCCACTTTCACCATCTACACGATAGACGACCGCACAATGCGGTACTGGGATAGGGATACGCCTGTTGTGGTGGAACGAAACGGAACACCTGTCCCAGCGAATGAGTACCGCGTGCAGTATGCAGGCGGCAGGATTCACTTCTACGAGCCGCAGGAAGAAGAGGACGAAATCACCGTCTCAGGCGCGTTCGTCTCTGTTGTAGTGGCCGCAGAGTGCCGTGAGTTTACTATCTCCATCGGGCGTGAGATGGTTGACGTCACGGTCTTTGAATCGGACGGCTGGCGGGATAGGCTCTCCGGCATCGGCGGTGTAACTGGCACTATTTCAGGCTTCTACAACATCAATAACCTCTTCACGGAAAGGCTCCTGCAGCAGAAGCCGCTGGTTTTGGAGTTCTGGACGAGCAAAGACGATCCAGAGTTCTTTGCTGTCTATGCGGTGCTTGAATCCCAGGAGCTCTCGGCTGCGGTCGAGGGTGCTGTCGAAACTAGTGTCGGCTGGCAGAGCGACGGCGAGCTCTTGATCGAGCAGGAAGTAACACCTTAAAGGCAAAACCGAGCATGTAGAGGGGGAGACTTATGTCTGATGAGAAAAAGGTCGAACAGAAGGGCTCGCAGGCGAGAGACTTCTTTCTGACGGGCCTTAACCGCTTCAAACAGGAAGTGGTGGAGATAAACCAGGACGGTAAAGCCTTAAAGGTCTTAATCAAAGAGCCAAACGCGAGGCAGCGGGGCGAAATCTTCAAGGCTGCGACGAAGATCAAGAAGTCCGGCGATGCTGAGATTGACCACGCAGAGCTGCAGGTGTGGGCTGTGATCTTCTGCGCCTACGATGCACAGACAGGGGAAGCTCTCTTTGAGCCGGCGCACCATGATGTGCTCCTGTCTCTGCCGACGAGCGTCTTTGATCTCTTGGCTAAGCCTGCAATGGCTATGCTGGGCGAAAATCCGGAGGAAGTTGCGGGAAACTGACGGAGAATCCCGAGATGCTCTTCAAATACCAGCTTGGAGAGGTCTTGGGAAAGACAATCGGGGAAATAGAAGCTATGCCGGCATCTGAATTCACAGGATGGGCCGGCTATTTTCTTTTCAAGGAGAGGGAGAGGGCAAAGCAGGAAGCTATCGCAAAAGCTAAAGCCCGTGCCAAAGGTTCCGGCAGGGTATTCGGCGGGAGAGGGGGGTTTTAGATGGCTGCCAATGTCGGCACTTTAACCGCTAACCTAGTGGCGCAGACAACGACATTTACACGGAATATCGCTCAGGCGCAGAAGGCAGTTGAGGCGTTCAACAAGCGGATGGAGAGCATCCAGAAGGGCTTAAACAACGTCTCTAAGCTGGGGCAAAAAGCAGGGCTCGCCCTTGCTGGCTTAGCTGGGGCGATTACGATCGGGGTCAAAAACGCTGCCGAGTACGGTACGCAGATTACCCAGCTTTCGGCGCAGACGGGGCTTACAGCCCAGGCCCTGCAGGAGATGGAGTACGTTTCGAAGCTGGTAGGCTTCGAGTTCGGAAGCCTCTCGCAGATGACTACCTCCCTTTCGCAGAAGGTGCTTGAAGCAGGGGCTTCCGGCGGGCAGGCGGCAGCCGTCTTTAAGCGGCTTGGCATCTCTGTCCGGGACAGCCAGGGCAACCTCCGCAGCATGTCGGACCTCTTCGATGAAACGATAATGAGCCTCTCCCGCCTTGACAACGCGGTTGAGCGCAATGCTCTCGCCGTGAAGATATTCGGCGAGCAGGGAAAGAGCCTCATACCTCTCCTTGAGGCAGGGCAGGACGAGATTAACAGGATGCGCCGTGAAGCCCGGGATTTGGGCTTCGTGATGGGAGATACAGCTACGCGCGACTTGGCCAACTTTCACCGCGAAGTGCAGATGGTTGGGGCAAGGGCTACCGCTGCAGGGCGGGAAATCCTTGCTCAGTTCCTTCCTGCCTTTCGCGTAGTCTTAGACTGGGTAAACCGGGGAATCTCGTGGTTTAGGAACCTCTCTGATGAACAGAGGGACAACATAAAGCGGTGGACTGCGCTTGCAGGTACTATCCTGGGGCTTGTGGCAGTTATCGGGCTGCTTGCGAAGGCGGGAGCAGGCATTATCGCGGTCTTTAAGACAGTCGGAAGCGTATTCCTTGGGATTAAGGGCATCATCGGTGCTGTTGCTGCTTTCTTCGGCGGTTTTTCGGCGGCAACCCTTCTCGGGATAGGGCTCCTGGTAGCAGGCGTTGTCGGGCTTTACCTTGCATGGAAGAACAACTGGTTCGGTATCAGAGACGTCGTGACGGATGTCTGGGAGAAGTACATCAAGCCGATCATTGACGTTGTGCTGAAGTGGGGCAAAGAGACCCTTGAGACCGTCTGGAATTGGTCCATCGAGGCTCTGGGGACCTTCTGGGAGTGGCTCAAAGATGTCGCATGGCCCTGGCTCTACAAAGCAGGGGAAACTGCCTGGGCCTGGACGATAGATGTCCTCGGGGATTTCTTCACCTGGCTTAAGGATGTAGCTTGGCCCTGGCTCTACAAGGCAGGGAGCACAGCCTGGGAGTGGACGGTAGATGTCCTGGGGGATTTCTTCGCTTGGCTTAAGGATGTGGCTTGGCCGTGGCTGTATAAGGCCGGAAGCACGGCCTGGGAATGGACGATAGACATCTTGGGCGATTTCTTCGCATGGCTCAAAGACACAGCATGGCCGTGGCTCTACAAAGCGGGGAGCACCGCGTGGAATTGGAGTATCCGCATTCTGGGGACCTTCTGGGAGTGGCTCAAAGATGTCGCATGGCCCTGGCTCTACGATACCGCGGGTACTCTCTGGAATTGGACTTTCGACATCATCGGGGATTTCTTCAGGTGGCTGAAAGAGGTCGCGTGGCCGTGGCTTGATGACACGGCAACCACAACCTGGAACTGGGCCTTCGATGCGCTCGGCAAAGCCTGGGACTTTCTAGTCTCGGCGTGGAAGTGGATCGACGGCACCGCAGAGACAACCTGGACCTGGACTTTTAAGGCACTCGGGAAGCTGTGGGAGTGGATTGAAAAGGGTGCAGACTGGATCGGCGGCACGGTCGAGACAACTATCGAGTTCGGGCAGAAAGGGCTTGATATAGTCAAATCTGGCTGGCAGAAGTTCATGGGCTTTTTGGGATTACAGAGGGGCGGAATCCTCCCAGGGATTGGAGGGCCGGATAAGATTCCTGCCCTCCTTGCGCCGGGGGAAGCGATCATCCCCTCTGATGTCTGGAGAAGAGGGCTTGCAGCTGTGGCCGAGTGGTTTAGGGAGCTCGGAGTTCCTGGATTCCAGGAAGGCGGAATCCTCGGGAACCTCTTCGGCGGTGGAGACGGCGGCGGGTTCCTTGGGAACCTCTTCCCGCAGCTCTCTCAGGCTGTAGCCGAGCAGGGCGGCATCGTGAATGCGATGGGGAATGTCATTAGCAACCTGCCGCAGATGCTGATCGGAGGGCTCTTCACGGTCTTTGATGGGCTTATCTCTGTGATCGGGAAGCTCGCAACAACTGTGCTCGGTGAAGAAGAGGCTGAACGGCTTACGGGAACCCTTAGAGGCTGGCAGGGCGAGCTTAAGCGTTTCTTCGGCACCTTGGGCTTCTTTGAAGATGAAGTGGAACAGGCGGCTGAAGAGGTCGCTGACAGCGTGGAAACGGTAACGAATGTAGTTACGAAGGTGACAAGGAATCTCAACCTCTTTTCCGAGATGCTCTCCCACGGATGGGCGGCGGTGAGGGAGAACCTGCCTATACTCAAGCGGTCAATAGAGCTCTTCCAGGCATCTGTGAAGCCTGTGATGGACGAGCTGGGCCTCGTGATAAGGGATGCTATGACACCCCTTGAGGCTCTCTCCTTTGTAGGGCTTGACCTTGTGCTGCAGAGCGAGACTTTTGCCCGCCTCTTGGAGCTTGTGAACCCTCTCCTTGAGGCCGTGGTAAACGCTTTAGGGCAGCTCCTTGCGCCGCTTCTACCTATCGTGCAGGTTATCTCCGATGCGCTTTTGCCTGTCCTTACCGCGCTGGGTGAGATAGTAGGGAGCCTCCTTGTGCCTGTGTTCCAGCTCCTCTTCCCAATTGTGAAGGGGCTGGGTATTGTGTTCCTGCAGGTCGCAAAGGTCGTGGCATCGGCTTGGAACGCAATCCTGGACCTCGTTTCGCTCTTACCCTTCGTTGATCTTCGGAAGTATAAGATCAACATCGACAGCTTGAATTCTGCGACCGAGCAGCTCATGAACCTGACATGGGAAGAGGCAAGGGCGAGGGCAGAGAACACGAAGGCGATTGAGGAATCAACGAAGGCGTTGTCGAATGTGCCGAGCGTGTTCCGCATTGCTCTCCGCAGGGCCCAGGCGACGGGTGAAGTGATCTCTGCTGCATCTATCGTGCCCCTGCAGGTGGGTGGTATCGTGAAAAGGCCGATTTTGGGGCTTCTTGGCGAAGCAGGGCCTGAAGCTGTGATACCGCTTGACAGCACAGCAATCGGCGGAAGGGGAATTTCTGTTGAGGTCAACGTCAACGGGCCGATCTTCGGCGTGAACGACCTCCAGCGTGTGATAGAAGAAGCCATAAGCAGGGCGATGCGCTCTGCCGGGCTTGCTGAATACGGCACGGTGGTGAAGTTCTTATGAGCTCGGCGAGGATAGGCCTTATTGATGTCCCTCTTGTGTACTCGCAGGAGATGG